GTCAAAAATTAAGTAAGACAGGATTATGTTTTCAGCGCTATCGGCGCAAGCCTGAACAATGGCATCGGCGTAAATGTCGCCAATTCCTAAAACACTTTTGAATTCAGCAAGTGTGATTAGTGCCATTATTTAATCCTTATCTAAGTAGGTGTGTGGGGGACACAGGGCCGCATCCCCCACACTCTTAACTAACGCTGACTAGGTCAGGTTAAAGCGACGTACTCCACCGGCAACCAAAACGCCACAGGCTAGGTAGCCATATAGCATTGTTTGGATTTCACCTGAGGTAACCACGTTTGTGGACATCCGCAGAATAGGTGATTCGTAGATTGCCACCGCTGATGGCACAACAATAAATGCTGATTCATCAATAGATGTGGATACTGCATTTGCATCAACGTACAGATCCAAGCCAAGTACGTTGCCGCGTAGGCTTTGTGGGCCAGCAACTCCGCCATTGTTTTGTGGGTTGTATGCGTTGTAGATTGGGCGACCGGTTGAATCCTTAGCACCCAATAGTAATGACCACTGGCTTGTGCCAGCGATGTATGCGCTTGCAAGTTCACCTGTTGCTAGGTAAGCGGCAGGTGCTTCAGTGGATACATAAGAGATGATGCCATCAGATGATGCGGCTGTTGCTGTGGCTTGTGTGCCACCTGCTGTCAGCGCTGCAATAACTGCTGCATCGGTTGCCTTGTTGTAGGCGCGTGTCATGTTATCAACCATTGCTTGAAAGAAATCTGGAGAAGATCTTTCAAGGATTTCTACACTATACGTCTGAGACCCAGCAAACTTGTTTACGTCCAAATTTACATAGGATGAAACAATACCGGTACTGGATGGTGTTCCACCCTCGTTTGTGTCTGCCACTGTTCCAGCAGTTGTGATTTTTGGATGGCTAATAACCATGCCTGATGCAGTAATGGCGCGTGAGCCAATTGCATCAATGGCTGGACGTGAGCCAATTGTGGTATCGATAACCTGGTTTACATACTGAACTGGTGTAAATGCAGGGTTAGTTGAGAAATCGTCATCGGCTGCCATAACGTACTGAGCAGAATCGTGAGATCCCATTTTTGCTTTAATGCTGTGTTCCAGGTAAGTTGCCTGGCTGTTAATTGGACTACGAGGCTTTACATAGGCCACTGGTGCAGCAGCGATAACAACCGCTGCTGCGGTCACTTCATCTGCAACTGGTGCGGTTGTTTCTTTTTCCACTGTGTTCTCCTGTGGTTCATCCTCGGCGGGGATTTCCGCTTCGGTGGTTTCTGGGTCTGCTTCACTGGCTGCAACGCTTGAGATGGTCGCATCCTTAAAAGCAGGACTGGTGACATGAGCCACCGCTTCTAGATTGGCTGAGGCAACTACCATCACGCCTTTCTCGATCGTGTACTCATTCACTTTGGCTTCAATACTAAATGCCGGGCGTAAGCCCTCTGAGGCTTCGACTAGTGCATCGTTGCCAGCGCCAGTTGGCGCGATCTTAAAGGCCATTGAAATACCCGCTGGTGTGATCTCTTGCGATCCTGCAATACCGCGACCAAGTGGGCGGGTGCGATCGTGTTCCATGTTTAGGACTATTTGACTTTCATCAATGTCACCAAAAGCGCCAAACTGAAAGCGCACTGGGCCTGCTGATGTGTTGCCGACTTTACTAAATGGGACTACAAGGCCTTTGATTGTACGAGTCTCAACATTTGCGGCCAACACTTGACCCTCAAAATTAAGTAGCATTTGGATTTCCTCTCGGTGCTAGATCCATTTCTTCACGCGCTTCTTCAACATCGATTAAGCCATACTCAAGCATCTTGCCAAGTACTTCGATTTGTTCAAGTGGGTTGCCGCGCAAGTAATCGTCTAGGTCAAATCGTACGACTTGGCCTCTAGGTGTAATGTCATTCATACTCAAGCGCTCGGAAATACAACTCATGTAGGGCTTAAGGCTAAAGTCCACAAGGCTGCGGCGCTCTTGACTTACGTTTGAGTAGGTTGCGCTGGCTGATTCTGCGTTAATGTACCAGGCAGGGATGTTGCACATACGCGCAATCTCGCTAGCAGTGTTTAGCCTGGACTCAGTTAGTTGCATCTGGCCAGCATCGTATCCAAAAGTGGTCACATCTAATGGGCCTGATAGGTATGCTGTTGAGCGAGTCGCCCGGGCTTGCTTCCACTGAGCCAGCAGGCTTGAAACTTGTTCAGGTGGCAAGTCCACGCCGCTATTCTTAATAACCATTGTTGGATTAGGCTCGCTGGCCATACGTTGTACGGCCTCTTCAAGTTTTAAAGCGGTTGAAATAGTGCGGCCGCCTCGGTTTAGGATTCCCTCATCAATGCCGCTAAACATAATCAGCGAGCCAACGCCAGTTGCAGGTACAAGGCCGCCCTCAATGTAAAATCCGTTTACAATTTCCTGAGTATTTAAGTCAGTTGTAAAAGTTACCCTGGTTGGATCTATGCGCCGCGCCTCAGTTGGCCGGCCATCCTCTGGACTGACGCTTAGCACCTGCCAGAATGAGCGACCATGAAAGAGAATATCCTCAACGGTCCAAGCCATTGTCACTGCCAATGGCAGCGCTGGATCTGGTTGCTTAAGGATACTGCGACCCTCAATTTTTGCGTAGGTTATGTCGTTGTAAGAGTTCAATCCAAGTGTGGCAATTGTGCCAGCAATGATGTTGCGAGCGCGGGCGACTGCCGGCACTTGCATTGCACTTGAGCGGTCCACTCTAAAGGTGTTAAAAGGAGTGAAGTAGGCATCCTGGTAAAAGGGAATTGCGATCCCTGCTCTAGCCTCGATCTGTGGCTTTTCGACAGGCGCGCCCAATAAGAAATCTATGAATCCCATTCTCGCATTACAACACAATAAGTTACATCTGTGTAATTATGTCCGAGATTGTCTGCCTGTTGCGCGTGTTGTCCTATGCGCTAATAATGCTCACACTCTGTTGCGGCTCGGTCGCGTGTCCTACTGCCATGACTAATGCAATGGCCGCAGTGATTGGGACTTGCGCTGCTCGCCTAGCAATACGCCAGCCGCCGTCACTTGCAGGTCTGCGAGCGCAACTAACCAAATGACTGTGCATTGTCTCTTGAGCCGGGTGAAATAGTTGCCGCGACTGCATAGCATTCATAGCCTGGTCACACATGATGCTGAAGTTTGCTGAGTTCCAAGGCGTTGGCGCCGTGGGAATACCAGCCTGGGCAAGTCTTGGCGCAATGTACCCAGCAGTATTTGGATCATAGGCTAAGACTCTTGGCCGATAGCGCCTGGTCAAAGTGGCGATCTCGCCTGCAAGTTCTAAGTCATTTATGCCGCCCTCTTTTTTCCATTCGTGCAGGAATACGCCGTAGCCATTTTCCCTTTTTTGCAAAGTAACCAGGCAAGCCAGTTCGCGGTTGAAGTTAAGATCCATTGCCATCCAAGTTGGCAGGCCATCCTCTAGGGCGATGTCTGCCTCGCATTCATTCCATACTTGCATTGGCCAAGGTGAGTCAATGGCATCAACCCACATACACAAGGTCTCCGTCTTAAAAGCATCAGGGCTGTCAAAGGTTGCGGCATCCTTAATGTTTTGTATGTTGATTGTGTAGCCCAGTGCAGGGTTGGCCATCCGCCAGGCTTCGACATCATCAACCGCCGAGCCTGCTGGCGCGCTGTATTCGTAGTAGCCCATGCGATCGCTGCTAAAAGTTAAAGCCCGGCGGCGCTGTTCGTTGAGTACATTGCTAGTTAGATCGCCGGCGTTAGATGTCCAAAATACTTGAGCATTAGGTCTGGCCCTTGTTATGGGAGTAACGGCCGCCCAGGTAGCCTCATCAATTTCCCGCAACTCATCTACATAAAGCAAGTCAGCCGATGATCCACGCGGCCCCTCAGAGGTGGCGGCTCGGATTGAATACTTGCGGATTCTTTCGCACTTGCTGTCACAGTTCTTTGGGTAGTGATGGCAGTAAACTTCCAATTCCTCTTGGCCGTTAGTTCGGCTGACTCTCTTGATCCGCTTGCGCATCCAGTCCAGGCTCTCAGCCATGTCCACAGTTTGCTTGAAAGTGTCCAGCGATAGTTGCCTTGTCTGGCTTAGGGCAATCGTATTTTTCTCACCAAAGACATATAGGCCAGCAAGTATTCTCATCCGCATCATGTGCGTTTTGCCACATTGCCTAGCGACCAAAACACCCACTTGGCTACGCGCCCAGTTTCCATTGGGCAAAATTTTCAAAGCGTCATCTAGTACATGAGCCTGCCAGGGTAAAAGTGGAACCCCTAATTCCTCAGCCAGCGCCGCCACTACTGGCCCCGCGCTGGGCAGGTTTAGATTTGGGCTTTGGATTCTTGGTTTCAAGTAACCGTAAATAGTTTCCGACATGATTTGTCCCGTCATTTTCCTCGCCCTGTTTTCCTTGTGTTCTTGTTTCAACTGTTAGATGTAGTTGTTGTAGCACTTGCAAATATTTAGCGGCCAAAGACGTTGCCTCTTTAAGTTCGCCTATGTCAAAGGCTGTGTCTAATGCCAAAGCCAAGCGCCGGGCCAAAGTGAGTGCCGCTACATCTGTGGGGGCGATCCAATTTGCTACTGACAATGCAGAATTCAAGGATAGGTAGAGTCCCATCGGTTTATCCTCTGGCG